CGTATTTCGTCTAAGGATATAAAAATGGCTCTTACAAAAGCATCCTATTCATTAATCACAGGCGCACCGACAAACGTGCTTGATTTTGGTGCTGATCCGACGGGTGTTGCCGATAGTCAGCCAGCCATTCAGGCCGCCATTGACTCAGGTGCAACCGATATTGTCATCCCTGAAGGTAACTATCGCGTAAACAGCAGCATTACCATTACCGCTACCAGCGCCGTAAAAACCATAACCGGCCACGGCAATGCGGTATTGAAGCTGTATACGGCTGTGCAATCTCAAATCTTTTTGTTGTCTTCCCCATCGCCAAGCTACCCAACAAAACAATTTTTCTATATGTCTAACTTAACCTTAGACTCCAACGGCAGCAAAACAGACGGCTTGCAAAATTACGGCATCTTGTCGGTAAATACTAGCTACGCTCAATTTAATGACATTTGGGCAAAAAACTTTAGCGGCGCAGGGCTTGAACTTCGCGGATGCGTTTATGTTGGCGTTTCTAATTTTACAGCTAATAGCTGCACATACGGCCTTAGCTTTCAGCAAAACCCTGTAGGCACGCAATGCACTGCTGTGCGCGTTGATCGTGCGTATGTGACAGGATGCACACGCGGCGTCACGCAAACAGGCGCAGTAGACATGATCTATGACGGCCTTGTCATGGAATTGAGCGGAAGCACAAGCACCAACGACGGCGCGTTGCATTTGGCAGGCGGAACGGCAAACCTTAACTTTCCATATTTTGAAGCGAACTTGCGAAATATCGTAGCCGTTGACGCGGAAGTAACTATCCGCACAATATACGGCGACGGCACTGGCACAGCCGCAGACGTAATTACTTACTCTGGCGTTCCAGACGCGGAGCGCGGCTGGGATGTATCGTTTGGTTACGATCATACGATGGCGCGATTGAACGCTGACAGCTATACTGGCCGCGATTTAGTCATCGGCGAAAACGTAACTGTGCCGCTTGCTGGCGGAAGCGTTCAGTTTGGTAATCAGACTATGGATGTCGAGTCCGGAACGCTGACTTCAGCCACATGGACAACGGTATACACAATCCCTGCTGCTGAAGTTACAGGTACTGCCGTCAATCTAAAAGCGATGTATGAGTATACTTGCTACGCAGGGTCTTCCGATCAAAGCACGGGTTTTGACTCAGGCACAATTATGAACGGCACGCTGCGTAGCTATTCAGGTTCAACACCAGCGTGGTTGCGTTTAAGCAGCAACACTGTGCAAATGAACGTCACTGGATCGTCTTACGGCCTAAGCTATAAGATCGTAATGCGCCGTATGTACCCCGGCTAAAAACTAACACACAATTTCTTGATTTTGATTGGAGATTAAAATGGCTTTAGAGAAAATTGCAGTGGTCGATAAGATTGAAGTTCTTGAGAATGGCTCAGTGCAGGTTCGCACTAAGACCGCCATCCTCGAAGACGGCGAACAGATCAGCGGAACCTTCCACCGTCACGTTGTCGCCCCCGGCGATGACTACAGCGCAGAAGACGCCCGCGTGCAGGCAATATGCGCCGCGACGCACACTGCCGAAGTGGTAGCTGCCTATGCCGCAGAACAAGCTAAGAACGCACTGCCAGAAGTAGAAGCGTAACAAGATTGCCAGACTGCATCAAATGATGTAGTCTAGCCACCAACCGTACTGATGCGGCTCATCAGGAACTCTTTAAGGGTTAAACATGGACGATAATGTCTTTACCGAAGCGGATGCCTCCGCGCCAGAACTCGAAGCCACGGCAGCAATCGAGCCTGTAGAAAACACGACGCCGGAAGAGCAGTCTGCTGAGCAGGAAGCACCCAAGACCTTCACACAAGAAGACTTGGACGCCATTGTAGGCAAACGACTCGCAAGAGAGCAGCGTAAATGGGAACGCGAACAAGCTCAAAGAGCAGAGGAAATGCAGGCACGGCAGCAGCCGATCCACGACATTACCCCTGATCAATTTGAGACTTATGAGGATTACGCAGAGGTTTTGGCCGAACGTAAAGCCGAAGAACTGCTGGCACGCCGTGAAAAGGACAGCCAGCAACGTGCAATGCTAGAGTCTTATCACGAACGTGAAGAGGCAGCGCGGGACAAATATGACGACTTTGAACAAGTCGCATACAACCCCAACCTTCCAATCACCGACGCGATGGCGATGGCAATACAAGCGTCCGATATTGGTCCCGACGTGATTTATCACTTAGGCATCAACACTAAAGACGCCCAGCGTATCTCGCGTATGGACCCCATTTTGCAAGCTAGGGAAATTGGTATGATCGAGGCGCGGCTTACAGCCGAACCTACGTTCAAAAAAACCTCCAACGCCCCGGCACCGATTGCACCTGTCACTGCCCGCACCTCTGGTGCGCCGACATTTGATACGACAGACCCACGGGCCGTAAAGTCCATGAGTACGTCAGATTGGATTGAGGCAGAACGGCTACGGCAGATCAAGAAGTTCGAGGCACAACGCAACAGATAATTTAGGATTATTACCATGTCTAACTCGATTTTAACAATCGACATGATCACGCGCAAGGCGCTTGAGATTCTCGAAAACAACCTTGTTCTTACACGTAACGTAAACCGTCAGTACGACGACAGCTTTGCTGTTGAAGGTGCTAAAATTGGTTCAACCCTGCGTATCCGTCTTCCAGACCGCGCACTTGTAACTGATGGCGCAGCCCTTCAGGTACAGGACGACAACGAGCAGTTCACAACTCTGACCGTTGCCAACCAGAAGCACATCGGCGTTAACTTCACGACTGCTGAATTGACCATGCAGTTGGACGATTTCGCAGAGCGCGTTCTCAAGCCACGTATCTCGCAGCTTGCTTCTAGCATCGACGCTGACGTTGCAAACTCGTTCTTGACCATCGGTAACACTGTCGGCACGCCCGGCACTACGCCAGCTACTTCGGCTGTTCTTCTTGCTGCACAGCAGAAGCTGAACGAAAACGCTGCCGTGATGTCGCCACGTTATGCCACTGTCAACCCAGCCGCAAACGCTGGTTTGGTCGAAGGCATGAAGGGTCTATTCAACCCAACTGACACGATCAGCAAGCAGTTCAAGAACGGCATGATGGGTACTGGCGTACTTGGTTTCGACGAAATCAATATGTCGCAGTCCATCAAGCAGTTCACCACTGGTACGCGTGACGCAACTGGCGGTTCGACTTCGGCTGCTGTAACGGCAGAAGGCGCAACCACCATCGCCATCACTGGCGCTGGCGCTAACGACACCGTCAAGGCTGGTGACGTGTTCACTGTAAACGGTTGCTTTGCTGTCAACCCACAGACCCGTGAAAGCACAGGTTCGTTGTTCCAGTTCGTTGCATTGGCTGATGTCTTGCTCAACGGCTCTGGCGCAGGCAGCCTCACTGTTGCACCGATCTACTCGGCTGGTCACGCGCTTGCTACCGTCAATGCACTGCCTGCCAACAGCCAAGCAGTTGTTTTTGTCGGTGCTTCAGGCGGTCAGTACGCTCAGAACCTTGTATACCACAAGGACGCCATCACCTTCGCAACCGCCGACCTTCTGCTCCCACAAGGCGTAGATATGGCTTCGCGTCAGGTACACAACGGCATCTCGCTTCGCGTTGTTCGTCAGTACGACATCAACAACGACCGTATGCCTTGCCGTATTGACGTTCTGTATGGCTACAGCACGATCCGTCCGCAAATGGCCGTCCGGATGTGGGGTTAATTTAAACATGGCCCTCGGTTCGCCGGGGGCCAAACTTTTTAAAGGATTTATATCATGGCTATTCTACCTAATGGCGCCGGCGGTTATCAAGTTGGCGACGGCAACCTCGGCGAAGTCACGCTGGGCGTATCCGCAATCCCTACCGCGTACACCGCGGGTGTTACGCTGACCACTGCCGATTTGGCTGGCGGCGCAGTTGTATACACGTCAAGCAGCACTGCTGACCTTGCGCTTCCTGCTGTTAGCGTTGTTGACGCTGACGTTAGCAGCGCCAAAGTTAACTCGTCGTTTGAGTTTGCTTTGATTGCTACCAGCACCGGCGTTCCTACCATCACGGCAGGCACAGGCTGGACGCTGGTTGGCGTTGGTACAGGCGTTGCATCGCGCAGCGTGTTGTTCCGTGCTGTTAAAACCAGCGCGACAACGTACAACCTGTACCGCATCGCTGGCTAATAGGTTTGCCCCGGCTACGGTCGGGGCATCCTTTTCAGGAGAACAATTATGCCCAATACTAAAGCAGTAGGCGTTGCTTACGCCGATCCTGAGTTTGAAAGCGTCACGGTTAGCGGCGCTATTGTCGCCACCGGCGCGCTCGTCGCCAACGGCGGCGTGGTTGCTTCGACAATCGAAACAACAGGCGACGAAGTAGCCGCCAATCTTAACGCAGGTGTTTACATTCTCAGCACGGCGATTACCGCTAACACAACAACCACTTCCGCACCTGTAGGTTCGCTCGGCATTACGACGAACGCTACTGGCCGTGGCAAGCTGTTCTATGCGGACGGCACCAAGTGGCAGTTCATGGCGATCAGCTAATATAGTGGACGGCTTTCGGGCCGTCCATTTTACGGAGTTTCTATGGCTGCTATATATCTTGTTCACGAAGTCCACGGCGCAAAAGTCGCTATTTCAGAAGAAGAAGCGATTTCTGATGAATATTTTGGCTGGGAACGCTATAATCCTGACGCGCCTGTAGAGGCGCCAGTAAACGAAATGCCGGCGCGCAATAGTCGCCGCCGCACAACGCAGGAAGACTAACCAATGGAAACGGCTGGGGACATCATTAACGGATCGCTTAGGCTGCTAGGCGTTCTGGCAGAAGGCGAAGTTCCATCGGCTGAGACATCGCAAGACGCACTGCGCGCCATGAACCAGATGATTGATAGCTGGAACACAGAGCGCCTGTCCGTCTTTGCAACACAAGACCAAGTATTCATATGGCCCGCAGGGCAAATATCGCGCACGCTTGGGCCTTCCGGCGACTTTGTCGGCAACCGTCCTGTTCTGCTTGATGACTCGACGTACTTCGTCCAGCCCGGCACCGGCGTCAGCTACGGCATCAAATTTATCAACCAGCAGCAGTATAACGGTATCGCGGTCAAGTCCGTCACATCGACATTTCCGCAAGTTATTTTCGTCAACATGACGTACCCTGACATTGAAATGTTTATCTATCCGCGCCCCACAGCGGACCTGACATGGCATTTCATTTCGGTTGAAGAACTGACGCAGCCTGCGACGCTGGCAACGCAACTGCACTTCCCGCCCGGCTATCTGCGTGCGTTCCGCTATAACTTGGCCTGCGAAATGGCCCCTGAGTTTGGCACGGAGCCTTCATCGCAAGTCCGCCGTTTGGCGATGTCGTCGAAGCGTAACATCAAGCGCATCAACAACCCTGATGACATCATGTCGGTACCGTACAGCCTGATTGCTTCACGTCAGCGGTTCAACATCTACGCCGGGAACTACTAATGAAGACGCCGATCCTTGGGTCGGCGTATGTCGCTAGAAGCGTCAACGCCGCCGACAACCGTATGGTTAACCTGTTTCCTGAGATTGTCCCTGAAGGCGGCAAGGAACCAGCGTTCCTTCAGCGCGCGCCCGGCCTCACGCGGCTGGCGACTATCGGCATTGGCCCTATCCGCGGGCTGTGGACCTATGGCGACTACGGCTATGCCGTATCTGGCCCTACGCTGTATCAGATCGACAGCAACTGGAACGCGGTCGCCAAAGGCACTGTAGGCGGCACTGGCCCTGTCAGCATGGCTGACAACGGCACGCAGCTATTCATAGCTGCTAACCCGCTAGGTTACATCTACAACGCCAACACCGATGTGTTCCAGCAGATCACCGACCCTGACTTCCCCGGCGCCGGCACGGTCGGCTACATCGACGGCTATTTTACGTTCAACGAACCCGGCACGCAGAAAATCTGGGTGACATCGCTGCTCGACGGCCTGTCTGTTGATCCGCTGGAGTTTGCCAGCGCCGAAGGCAATCCAGACAATGTGGTCGCTATCTTTGTTGACCACCGCGAAGTGTGGGTGTTTGGCACCAACTCGACCGAAGTTTGGTACGACGCAGGGCTGCTCGACTTCCCGCTGACGCGTATCCAAGGTGCGTTCAACGAACTAGGTTGCGCGGCGCCCTACAGCATCGCCAAGATGGACAACCAAGTCTATTGGCTAGGTAAGGACGCGCGCGGCCAAGGCATCGTCTACAGGGCCGCTGGCTACATCGGTCAGCGCGTGTCTACGCACGCTATCGAATGGCAGATGCAAGAGTATGCCGACATCTCAGACGCGACCGGCTACACGTATCAGCAGGACGGCCACAGCTTCTACGTTCTGAACTTCCCCACCGCCAACACCACATGGGTGTATGATGTCGCCACTGGCGCATGGCATGAGCGGGCGTCGTTTGCTAACGGCGAGTTTAACCGTCACCGCGCCAGCAGCCAGATGTTCTTCAACGCCACTACGGTCGTCGGCGACTATCAAAACGGCAAGATTTATTCATTCGACCTGAACGTATACGCTGACGATGGCGCACCGCAGAAATGGCTGCGGTCATGGCGCGCGCTGCCGACAGGCGCTAACAACCTTGCGCGTACTATCCAGCACTCCATGCAGCTTGACTGCGAGACAGGCGTGGGCCTGAACAACGGCCAAGGCAGCAATCCGCAAGCCATGCTGCGCTGGTCGGACGACGGCGGGCACACATGGTCCAGCGAACACTGGAAGTCGATGGGCCGTATTGGCCGTTCTGGCTATCGTACCATTTGGCGCCGCCTTGGCGCGACGATGAAGATACGCGACCGCGTCTACGAAGTGTCAGGCACCGACCCTGTACGGATTTACATTATGGGCGCTGAACTGCTGCTCAGCGGAACGACTGCCTAATGGCGTATTCGCCGATCAATCCTACACAGCTAACGCCGCCGCGTGTGGCCCTGATCGACGAACGATCAGGCGCGATTAGCCGTGAATGGTATCGGTTCTTCCTATCGCTGTTGACAGCTACGCAGACCAACCAAGACGAAGTCGAGTTAGCGCCGGACGCTACGTCGCTGATAGCGTCCTATGACGCCATGCTGGAGTCGTTGGCGCAGACAACCGAAAGCGCCCCTGACTGCTGTTCTGCTACGGCTGACGTGGATGCCAAGGTAAACAGCCTTGCACAAGCTACCGCCAGCACACCGCCGGCTGCTACGGAAAGCGACATCGCGGTTATCCAATCGCAGTTGCAGGCGCTGGCGCTGTCGCCACCACCAAAAGAGTTTCGGTCGCCGCGCTACGGTTCTTTCTATGACACGACATCACAGACAGCGGCAGCAATCAACACAGCCTACGCCATGACGTTCAATACCACTGATCTGTCGCAAGGCGTCACCCGCGGCACACCAACGTCGCGCATCTTTGTTGACCGGCCAAATGTCTACAACGTGCAGTTCTCCGCGCAGCTAGACAAGACGGCTGGCGGCGTCGCATTGGCGTGGGTGTGGCTACGCAAGAACGGCGTCAACGTACCCGACAGCGCCGGTCAAATCCGCATACAAGGTAATAACGCTGAAATTTTGGCTGCATGGAATTACGTCATCCAACTAAACGCTGGCGACTACATCGAATTAATGTGGGAAGTGGACGACACATCTGTTATTTTGTTAGCTGAAGCGGCGTCTGCCGTTCACCCTTCAATTCCGTCGGTAATTTTGACGGTGACTGACAACATAAGTTCTTTGGAGACATAATATGGCCGTATCAATCAGTAACATCATCCCCGCTAAGACGGCGGAGAACAGCCAAACGACGCAGTACACGTCGAACGGCGTGCAGACAATCATCGACAAGTTTACCGCGACTAACTACAGTGTGTCGGCTGCGACGATCAGCGTCAACCTTGTGACGGCTGCGGGCAGCGCAGGCAACGACAACTTGATTGTTAAGACCAAGACGCTCCAGCCATCAGAGACGTATACGTTTCCTGAACTGGTCGGCCATGTGCTGCCGAACAATGGCTTCATCAGCACAATCGCTGGCACGGCGTCGGCAATTAACATCCGCGCGTCAGGTCGTCTGGTTAGCTAATGTCCGTAACAGTGCGCGCCGCCACTATTGACGACATGCCAAGCTACATGGACTTGGCGGAAGCGTTTGTTGCGACGACACCTGTTAGCCATATAGTTCCGTTCGACCGCGATGGCACTGCCGCGTTTGTCGAAGGCGCGCTAGACAGCGAAAACATGATTGTTTTGGTGGCGGAAGACGCAGGCGAACTGATCGGCATTACCGCGGCGATTGCGTACCCTATGTACTTCAACCCTGCAAAGCTAGTGGCGCAGGAGTTGTGGTGGTATATCAAGCCAGACGCACGGGGCGGAGCAGCATCAAAATTGCTATTCCAAGAGATAGAAAAATGGGGTAAGAGTAAGCAGGCAGAAGCTATGTTTATGGTTGCGCTAGACAACGACCGCGTTGAGACTATGGTGAAAATGTACGGGCGTTTAGGGTATACACCCACAGAACGTGTGTTCGTAAAGGGATTAAACTAATGGCACTTACCACAGGCATGGCAATCGCCGCAGGCATATCCGCCGCAAGTTCACTTGCCGGCGGCGCCATCGCTGGCAAAGCATCTAAGAGAGCCGCCAGAACGCAAGAACAGGCCGCGCGCGATGCTACCGCTGCACAGCAGCGTATGTTTGAAGAACAGAAGGCTTTGCAAGAGCCGTTTCGCCAAGGCGGATTAACAGCGCAAAATGAGATTATGCAGTTGCTGGGCATCGGCGGTGATAAGGCCGCGGCTGGCTACGGCAGCATGGCGAAAGCCTTTGGCACTGATCAATTCCAACAAGACCCCGGTTATGCTTTCCGCCAAGCGGAAGGCATGAAGGCGCTAGAGCGGTCGGCAGCCGCACGCGGCAATCTGCTGTCTGGCTCCACCTTGAAGGGTGTGCAGCGTTTCGGTCAAGACTTAGCCAGCCAAGAATATCAGAACGCGTTTAACCGCTATCAGGTCGAGCGCGCAGCACGCCTTAATCCGCTGCAATCATTGATGGGTTCAGGTCAGTCCGCCGCAAACGTGATGACCGGCGCTGCTGGACAGATGGGCCAGAACGAAGCGTCGAACATCTATAACGCCGGTCAAGCGCGCGCGTCTGGATACATCGGTCAGGCTAACGCACTGAACCAAGCCCTTGGTCAGATTGGTGGAATGGCGGGTCAAATACCCATGCAGAACGCTATGATGGATTTTTACCGCGGTAACACGTTTGATAGAGGCGCGGCGCAAGGCCCCGGCTTTGGTTCTAGCACGCCATACCGTCTTCCCGGCTTACCAAGAGGTTAATTATATGGCAAACCAGATGATAGCACTTCAGGCGCGCAATCCGCAGCTTCCTGATCCTGCCCGCGCTACAACGCAGATGGCGAACATGATAAACTTGGCGTCGCAACAGCGCGCGGCGCAACTTCAAGGCGAACGTGCACGTCAAGAGATGGATTTTGCCCGCGCTGGTGAAGCACGCGAAGTAGAATTGCAAGCGCCTAGACTAGCTAAAGCGCAGGCAGAAGCCACGGGTATGGACCTTAAAACAGGGGCTGAGTTTAATGCGTTTGTTTATACGGCGTTGAAGAACGCCGACTCACCTGACCAAGTGGTTGGGTTCGCGCAGCGCATTGCCAGCCTTCCTCAATTTCAAAACCCGCTATATCAGGGTATGTTGTCAGACGCCGTAGAGAATATGCCGACCGACCCCGCGATGTTTCAGCCGTGGAAAGAAGCATCTGCATCTAAAGCATTGACTGCCGCAGAAGAATTGTCAAACGAATTTACGACGCAGAATCTTGGCACGTCTACTCGCGTAATTCGCACACCTAAATATGGCCGCGGTCCTGCTGAAGTCGTTGAAGGTTCCGAAGCCGCTGTTGACATTAAGCCAACTGTTGTCAACACTGATGAACTTGGCCCTATCATCGTTGACCCCAACACTGGAAGGGGTTACCCTGTAAGCGCCGGCGCAATCGGCGGTTATACGGCGCCGGGCGTCGGCGGTTCGCGCGGCGTTGCGGGCGGCGCGCCGGCTAGGGGCAGCGTTGCTGCTGCACTGCAAACTAACCCCGGCGCTATTAAAGATGGTGCGTTCGCACGGTCACAGCCCGGCTACGCTGGCGCAAGCGGTGGCTTTGCTACCTTTGATACGCCGCAAGCCGGTATCGCCGCGCAAGAAAACTTGCTACGCGGCAGCTACGTCAACAAGGGCTTCAACACGATTGACAAAATCATCAACCGTTATGCACCGCAAGGGCCAGAAAACAGTGCCGCGTCTGTTAGCAACTACAAGAAGTACGTTGCACAGAAAGCTGGCGTTGACATTAATGCACCTATAACTGCGGCGCAAATCCCTGTTGTGGCGCGGGCCATGCGTGAGTTTGAGACAGGCAACACAAGCGGCGGTGGTACACCCACAGGTGCTGGCGCACCGCAAACCATCCGACAAGCCGCCAGCACCGCCGACAAAGCTCGCACGGTTAAAAGTTTCAAAGACATCACAGGGTTTGACTTTACATCTGGTAAAGACCCCGTCGCCGATCTGATTAAAAGGTCAACAAGCGGCGGCGCGGAAAAGCTGGGTGCAGATATAGTCGGCTTTATACCTGAAAGCATGGGCGGCGGCACTACAAAGGGCATGGAAGCCATCGGTGCGCTTGAAGTTATTGCTAGTGACCTGACGCTGGCTTTGTTACCGGGCAACAAGCTGGGCGCTGGCGTATCCAACGAAGACCGTAAAATGTTTGAGAAGTTGGTTGGGGAAATGGCAAACCCAAACATACCATCTGGAAAGCGTTTAGCCGCATGGAACCAGCTTAAAGCAAAGATGGCCCGCATCGCCGGTATAGACGCGCCTACCCGAAAAGCCGCGCCATCAAAAGGTAGTGGGCCAAGAACGCCAGTACCGCGCAAAGCAAGCGGTGGTTTTACGGTTGTAAAGGTTGAAGACTGATGCCTACATATACGGTTCGCGCGCCAAACGGTAAGACTTACAAAATCACTGGTCCTGCCGGCGCTACCAACGCGCAGATCGAACGCGCGGTCCTTGAGGCGTATCCAGATGCCGCGGCGGCCGCACCTCAATCAACCGCGCAGCGCGCGTTAGCCAACGCTAAGACAGATGCACAGACTCGACTAGCGCAAGCCCGCCGGTCTAACGACAAGTCGGCGGTGCAAACTTACTCCCGCGAAGTCGCGCGTCTTAATAAGATGACGCCGCAACAGTTTTATAAAGCGCCCGGCAGGGCTGAAAGTTTTGTCAGCGGTTTGGTCGAAGGCGTTACAGAGCCTATTGAACTTGGACTAAACCTTTTCGGTATCGGCGGCGACAAGGCGCAGCGCGAACGGGGTAAGTTCCGCTTACGTGAGTCGCAAAGACAATTCCCGGTCACAACAGCCGCTGGCGAAATCACGGGCAACGTCCTTGCAACTGCGCCGGGCGTAGCGGGCGCCGGCAAAGTTATTACCGCTGGAGGCAAACAACTTGCTAGGGTATTGCCAAAAGCAGGGGCTTCTGTCCAGCGCGTCGGCGCGGCGACAAGTACTGGTGGTCTTGGTGCGGGACGCACTCCGGCTCAAACGGCGGCGCTGACAAGGGGCCAGCGCGGCTTGCAGTTGGCTGAACGGTCTTTAGGCGGTGCCATTGCCGGCGTGACGGGCGCCGCGCAGACGGGCGACGATTTGACTGAAGCCGCAACTTTCGGTGCGGGTTTGCCGGTGGTAGCTAACATTGTAAAACGTCTTGGTGGAAAGGCCGTAGACCTTAGACGCCTGTCCAAAGTAAAAGCCGGAAAGATTATTCGTGAGGCGCTGGGCGAAGACATAGAAGCGGCAAAAGCTGCGTTCCGCGAACTATCACCTGACGATCAGCGTTTGGCACAACAAGTCTTAGTTGAGGCTGGCGTTGAGCCTAGCCCGTACTTTGGCTTGGGTAGGATTGCCACTAGCCAAATGGACCCCGACACTACCGCGCGTATCTTGGCGCAACAAGAAGCGGCGCGTACCGGTCGGTTAGCCGAAGCCGCCGGCGGCGAAACAGCGACGGCGCGAAGAGGCGCTATTGATGTCGAACGCCGCGCGGTGAATGAATTGACAGGCCCAGCCCGCGACGAGGCGTTGGCACGCGCTAACATTGCTGGCGAGACAGTGCCTGCTGCTGAAGCCTTGGCGGCTGCCGCACGTCAGCGCGCAGATGAGATTACTGCGTCTGGGTTTGTCCCCCGTATGCGCGGACTCGAAGAACGCGCGGGCGAACAGGCCGCCATCATGGGCGGCAAGCCTGCATTATTTCCTGACATGGAACGTATACAGCAGACACGCGGCATAGCCGGCGCCGCTGGGCAGCGCGCAGATGAAGCAATGGCCGCGCAAATCGGTTTGCGTGATGTCGCCCGCGACATGGAAGATGTTGTCGCCGACTTAGCCGCCGAAGGCATGACGCCTTTGCGTGTTGGCCCTATCGTGCAGCAGCTTCGCAGCATGGCGGCGCAGCCCGGCACTCGCGCCGACAAGTTGCAGCGCACAACGCTGACTAGGTTAGCTACCGAACTGGAAGGTTTGGCAGACCCCAGCGGCGTTATCGACGCGCGCGACCTGTATCAAATCCGCAAGACCGGCTTGAACGACATTGTGGATCGTCTGCTTGGTTCGCGCGCGCAGCCGTCGTCCGGTACAAAAGAGCGCACCGCATCACTGCTGACTAGCCTTCGCCCCATGATTGACGACGCCATCGAAGGTGCAGGCGGGGCCAACTGGAAAGACTATTTGGTCCGCACCCGTCAAGGCTTTGAAGCTGTCAACCGTCAAGAGTTGTCGGCGCGCGGCGCGCAACTAGCCAAGGAAAACCCTGACGAGTTTATCGCGCTCATGCGCGGTGAGCGCCCACAGATTGTCGAAGACATCATGGGTAAAGGCACAAAGCAGTATGACATCGCCGGCATGGCGCTGGCCGATCCTGCGCGGTACTTAGCGATGAAAACGTCGGCGGACGAATTAGAGACGCTGAACAAGATGGCGCAGCTTGGCGCGCGCGGTCAAACGCGGGCGCAAAATATTTTAAACGAACAGCAACCCGGAAAATTGTCTAGGTACACTGGTACTATTGTGCGCGCTAAATATCCGGCTCTAGCGTTTGCTGGTACTGGCACGCAAGGCGCAGCAAGCGCGTTTGTGACACCCAACGTACAGCGCGAAATCGCTAACGCATTTACCAGCGGTCAAGGCGCGTTGCAGGCAATAGAGCAATATCCAACTGCGGCTCAGTTTTCTGCGTATCTTAGCACACTACCGTCGCCGGTGCGTAACGCATTTGCACAGGCGATGCGCGCGTATTCACAACAACCTTCCACTAGCGCAGAGTAACCCATGACTTCTATCAACCAGACCCAAGCACAACTCAACACGCACGAACAGGTCTGCGCGTTCAGGTACGAGAGTATCTGCGCGCGGATGAAGCGCATTGAAAAAGTCGGCATGACTTCCGCCGGCACAATCATCGTATTGCTGATCGGCATACTAGTGAACGTGCTGCAAAAGGCCGGCTAGGAGGGCGTATGCGTATAGTCAGTCTACTACTGGCGGCGCTGGCGCTTGCTGGCTGCGAAGACCGCTACCGCTACGATTGTCAAGACCCGGCGAATTGGGAAGACGAACTCTGCAAGAAGCCGCGGTGCATCGCTATGGGCTACTGCACCGAATGGCTGATAGATACAGGTGAGAAAGAAGTTGTCGAAGAAGGTTAAGTACTGGTCGCCAGAGGAACTGCTACGTTTCATTGTCGGCGTTGTGTTGTCGTTCACGTTGATGTTTATCGTAGCGACTGTGCTATACTCGTTGATATTCGTGTCGCAGCCGATGGAGGGGCAGTCCCCGAATGACGCTGAGTTTTTCAAGTTGATTAACCCGATAGCGACGTTCATTGTCGGGGCGTTGGCAGGACTTATGGCAGGGCAGGGCAGCGGCTCCATCAAGCCAAAGGACAAGGAGATTAAAGAAGATGAGCTTCCTGAATAGTTTTGAAAGCAAGCACGACGGCGTCAACGACACCGTTGAGTTTGTCGTGCGCGTCGCAATCGTCACGCTGTCGGCAGTTATCCTTGTCGTCGTGCTGGCGCTGGTCGTCGGCATGTTTGTGCCTAACGATGTCGTGGACAGCACTGCCGTCCTTGAGATGATTAACCCTGCGTTCCAGACCATCATCGGTGCGCTTGTCGGACTGCTGGGCGGCCTGAGCCTTAACGCTAACGCCCGTGACACC